GCGATCAACCGGCGCTTCGGCATCGGTAAATAGCGCTGCATACACCAATGTCGCTACCGCCGCATCGGCATCATTGAGAGCCGGATCATCGAACACCAAGTCAAACACACCGTTATCAATCTGCACCAGTTTCAACATCTCACAAGACCCCACTGGTCGGCGAGCCAGGCGCATTGCTGGTATGGGTATGACTATCGCTGACGTTTTTGCCGTTGACAGTTAGACTGGTTCCGACCACCTCAAGATTGCCGCCGATCTTCACATCATGGGTCGTCTCAAACAGCGGCGTATCGGCAATCACCTTAGTTGCGGCCTTTACTTCGATAATGCCGCCACGCTTGATATGCACATAATTATTTTCGTCGTCATGTAACGCCACCTCGCCTTCCTCCAGCTCCATCTGATAGCGCTTATCGCCGATCACCAGCGCCACACCATAAGACCGGTCTCCGGACGGAAACAGCAGATAGGTCTGGCAACCGGGCTTCGGCCGATAACTAAAACCATAGGGCTCTACTCGCCTAATATTATTTAACGGCTCACCATCCAAGACTCGAACCTGCACTTTGTCGGCGCTAACCAATGTGCCAACCCCGTGCGCAAACAACAGCCGTAAGCGATTCCAAACATCCTTCATTTCTTACTCCTTCTCGCCGTAGCGCCGCGCTTTCCGGGCTTTTTTTCTTCCCCCAGGAATGCTTCGCGATGCATCACCTGCAGTTGAGTAATACTGCCGCCTTTATCATCCTCCGCAAAATCCCGCTCGCCGATCAAGTAAACCCCATCAATGCCCTCAGCAGGGATAATCACCCGCACTTGTGTATTGATAGCCCACAAGCCGCCTTCATGCGTCCAGCCAACCACATCCAGATCGAGACGGTGCGCTCTGGCCAAGCGTCGATTGCGCTCCATTAGGGCGCGACGGTCACAACCACCCAACCCTTGCCCGTGACGATCACCGACGATGTGCATCGGACGAAAATAACCGATACCATCGTCTTTTGCCGCACCTTTTAGCGCCGCATCGTTTTCGTAGTCATAGCCCTTTACCCAGTAATCAGAAAACCGCAACTTAAATTCGTCGACCACGTCATAGCGCTTGATATGCGAACCATATATTAAAGTGGCGACCGGTGCCGCATCGCTTGGGCCGGTCAAAATCAGCCCGCCATCAGGCAATGGATACAGCATCAGATTAGCTGACCGCACCGCATTGATCAGCGCATTGGCTGGAGACTCGCACTGCATCGCAAAATCAGGCACAACAGCCGTTTCGGCAGCAATCGTCACAGGCACTTTAAACGTGCTACAAAGCCGCTTTACAATCTCACCCAACTTTAGCCCCGATAGAGACTTGGAATATTGGCAATCGACCAGTTCCCGGCCCAATGATCGCGCATCAAGACTAATACTATGACTCTCCGCATCCACCGAACGGCGAATGACATCAGGCCGAATTGTCGAAACCAGGATGCCGTTAACCAACACCTCAGCAACAGTATTGGCAGACAACCCCAGCGAGTCGCCGGTTCCGGGCCGGGTAACCGACAAACGCACCGATGCGCACAGGTCATCAACAGACTCACGGACCGATACTTTCTGCCAGCGACCATAGCGCGCACCATTAAAACGAATCTCAACCATATATGCGCCCTCGAACAAACAACGGATGACGCACATTGTTCTGCGCCGTAAACGTTGCCTCATCCACACCCAACTGATGGGCCAGCACTGTAGCGGGCAGCAACGACACCACATCACGCATCGTTTGCGGTTTTAAATCCTGAGCCATTAGCGCCTCAATTAATGCAGTACGGGCCGACACCGCAGCCTGAAAAACCGGATCAGGCAAACCAGGTAACAGCACATCAAATGCAGCTATCACACTTGCCAACGCAGCATCGCGATCAGCCTCCGATCGATAATCTGCCAAGGCGACTTGTGCCGCCGCAGCAAGAAACAACCGACAGTGCAATGCTCGCTCTTTGATTAAATTGCGCCGCACCGCCCCATCACCAGCGGCAACGCCGCTCAATTTAGCAATACTTGTTTGCTGCGCCTGTGCTGCAAGGCATAACACCAGTCGAACCCGAGCCGTATCCGAAAATGCCGCTTGCTGAGCGCCCGCACCGGTGCCGATGGTTGCAAAGCGCGTAACCGAGTCTTGAGCAACATCGGAAAAATTCGCCGCATCGGAACCAAGACCCAAGGCATCAGTCAAGCCTCTCAGAGCCTTAGCATATTCGCCAGGCAACCCAGCCAGCGTTGCCAATTCACCCTTTACACTAGCGACCAACCCCATGATCTGCTGTGCCCACGTCAGTGGCAGCGTAGCCAGCGATATAACTTGGCGAACAACTTCAAGCCCGCCCTGAACGGCGGCTACAAATGCAGTTAAACCGTCAGCACTCATCGGCTCCAAGTCAAAATCGTCCTGCGCCGCGTCGGCTAATTTATGGGTACGGTCAACAGCAATATCGACCTTATCCGGCTCGGCGCTGTATGGCTGCTCGCCACCCGGAACAAAAGCGATCGATAATGAGCAGTAGCCGTTTTTGTCACTACTTTCCTGTCTTGACCATTGATGCGCTCGCACCCAGAGCCTCCCAAGCCAGGGATGAGTCAACCAACGCGCACCCGGCTGGTTGAGCTTGGCCATCAGCCCGTTGCACTCCAGATCGTAGCTGGCCCCGATGAAATAGGCGTTAATCTGAAATTCGCGGAACTTGCCGCCCATGTCCTCGACCTCCGGTTCTTCGGCACCCGGAAACTCATGCACAACTAAACGACGGCCACCTTTAGCATCATGGCTGTCAGTTAAAAACTCAAAGCCGTCAAAATCCGCTTTAGCCCAGCGGTTACGATAGGTTTGCTGATCATTCATCCTGGCGCATCACTCCAGACATTACCGGTTTTCATTTTTACGGTGCCCGGTCCTGATGTCTGCGTAGTTTGCGATACCACGTGGTAGCCGTCCGGGGCTTTAATTTCAATTGATGCCTTAAGCTCAGTCGGCGGTGATGGCAGCGCGGATTTTGATTCACCCGGTGGGCGCATGCTGTCAAACGGCCCATTCGGGTTTAGCTTGTCGTAAAGCCAGCCGCCCAAATTCTGATTTTGATTGCCCGTCCCCCATTGCACCAGATTGTTGATACCTTTATTAGCCATCGGGCCAAGCACCTCGTATCCCAAATCCCACCCAGCCAATGCGCCAGCTGACCGCCCCAAGAAGCTGCCAGCCTTGCCCAAATAGCCGGGAATCCCGCTGCCCGCACCACCCCTGCCACCGCCCAACGCCAAGGCCGACAGACCGGCGGCGGCAGCCAGCGCCGTCAGCGGCGGCGTGGCGGTGACTACTGCAGTGCTTAACAGCGGATACTTTTGTGATAAATCGACAAACATATCGGCGACTTTGCCAATGGTCGGCGTCAGCTCGTCCATTGCCGACTTTACCTCCATGTCTTTGAGCTGCCCGGCATTTTGCAGCCTCGCCGATACGCCTTGCGCCTTGGTTTCCCAGTTCAGATCATTAGCACCATATTCCTTGCGGTTTTGCTCGACAGCTGCACCCACCCGATCAACCACGTCCTTATTGCGCATCCCAAACAACGCACCTCGCGCCTGTATGTCTTGGAAATACTCCCCAATGACACTGCCCTCCACCATATGTGAAATAGCCTCAATCAACGCCGCCTGTTCGTCTTTATTTTTCACGGTCTTCAGCTTTTTCATGGCCTGCTTTAGCAGAGGGCTTTTTTCGGATTCTTGATCAATCAGTTTTAACCAGGCATCGGCGGCATCGACGCCTTTCATGCGCTCCTTAATCAAAAACTCCGCCATATCGCCACGGCCCGATTTTTTTAAAAAATCCTTAGCGGTATCGGTAGAGGTCAGCTTGCCCAATAAGTTGACCACGTTGTTGCCGGCTTGATCTGTGCCGGCGGCATTCGTCATCGCCGCTTGATCCATAATCAGCAGCTTTTTCAACCCGTCCAAACCGACCATGCCGCCGTTTTGTGCAGTCGGCAGCTGTTGCGGCAGCCACTTGGCTAGATCCTTAATTTCAAAGCTGCCTTCCTGGCCGGAGGCGGTGATCATGTTCAGCGCCGTCTTTAGCTCGGCATCGTTTTTGACCACATGCCGACCCACCAACATGCTCGACAAATTCGCTATATCCACAGGATTGGCATTGTTGGCTGACGCAGTACGCATCACCATCGGCAAAGTGTCCATTGAGCGTTGCAAGCCTAAATCACCCTTGCCAATCATCAGCTTCAACGCCTCAGCCGCCTGTTCGCGGGTGCCGCCACCGCCCTGCTTGAGATCGACCGATTTGTTGATGACCGCCTCAAGGTCTTTGCTACCCGCAGTACGTCCGCGCGCATCGCGCTCACGAAATGCGATATTTGCTATATCTAACAGCTGATCATCAAACGCAATCGCCTTTTCAGCCGGGCTTTTCAGGGCATAGGCCGCAGCCGCTAACCCCGCACCCGCCGCTACACCGCCATTAATCCGACTCTGGATTTTTTCGTATTGCTCCGCCGCTTGGCTGGCTTTTTTCTGCGCATCGGTCAGCTTGCCCATCTCATTAGTGAGACGGGTGATTTTAGCCTGGGTTTTTTCGGCGGCCTTGGCCAGTGCGGCCTGGCTCATGGTGCCGGAGGATTCAAGGCGCCGGTAGGCGGCCTCGGTTTGCTGAATTTCTCGCCTCACGGCTCGCTCAGAGCGCACACCCAACTGTTCGCGAGCATGAGACAGTCTGTCGTAACTGCTCCGCTGTTGGCTGTTGGATTGATTAACGGCGGATTCGGTTTGCTGAGCAGCACGTTGCACCGCACGTTCTGCGCGTTGAGCCAATAATTCACGGGCACGCGACAAGCGCTCGTGACTGCCGCGCTGCTGGCTGTTGGCTTGATTGACGGTGGATTCGGTTTGCTGAGCTGCTCGCTGTGCCGCACGTTCTGCGCGTTGCACCAACAGCTCACGGGCGCGCGACAAGCGTTCGTGACTGCCGCGTTGCTGGCTGTTGGCTTGATTGACGGTGGATTCGGTTTGCTGAACTGCTCGCTGTGCCGCACGTTCTGCGCGTTGCGCCAATAATTCACGGGCACGCGACAAGCGCTCGTGACTGCCGCGCTGCTGGCTGTTGGATTGATTAACTACAGAATCGGTTTGTTGAGTAGCACGCTGTGCCGCATGTTCTGCGCGTTGCGCCAACAGCTCACGGGCGCGCGACAAGCGTTCGTGGCTATCCCGCTGCCGGTTGTTGGCTTGATTGACGGTGGATTCGGTTTGCCTTGCTGCTCTTTCAAGTCGTTGTAGATAGCGACCGATGCCGCTGCTCGTGTCTTTATCAACAAACTTTAATCTGACTTCAACGTCGGCGACGGCAGAGGACATAAAAAAACTCCGGTTACAGGATGTAACAGGAGTTTAAAGGAGGGCGTGATTGGCGGGCAGGCTGGAAATGTTTCCAGCTAGTGAGTGGTCGGCTTAATTAAACTCTCGACCACTCATCAAAGCGGACATTTTTGCCCATAAAAAAAGCTCTACCAGCGGCAGCGCCTTTACCACCGGCAGCGACTGGTGCATCACATGCGTCACCAGACAGACTGCCGCTGTTATTCTAATGACTTTTTTTCGTCAGCCTCCTCGCTGCCATCATCTTCGGCCTCTACAGCATTATCGGCATCCAATAGCGTATCAGCCATACGCTCGGCAGCGAGCCAATCGGGGCCGCGCAATTGTTCAATCAGCGACTCATCGGTGCCGGTTAAGCTGGCAATCAGCGCTATGCGTTGCGCCACGCCGCCGCGTTTATCAAACGACAGGTAGTCACCCGCCGTAGTGTAGGCGCGGAACTTCAGCTTATCAATGGTTTTCTTGCCGAAGGTTAAAGGGTGTTTGAGAATAAGATCAGGCATAGCTTGTCCTACTTATAATTAAGGTTAAAAGATTAGCTAATCTGCTCAGAAGAGTTAGCCATAATAGTCAGCTTGCTTTCGCCATCGCCAACGCCAACCGGCTCCGTGATAAACGCTTGGCTCATCATATGCACATGGCCGTCCGCCAGACGTATGGTGATGTCCTCCTCGCTGATTTCATTCAAGGCAGCAAGGTCAATTCCGCTTTGCAAATTGATATTGATCTCCAGCTTGGCGGGAAAACTGGCTTCTGTAAAACCACCGTCTTCTGCCAATCTACCCGCTTTATGATCACGTTTTTTGCCGCCCGGTGTGAATGTACCGGGCTTGTCGGCCAAAGGAAGCTTGCCGATAGACGGCACCGACACGGTTCTAATGTTAACTAATTTTGCCATGGTTAAACCTCCTTACGAAATTGACTGCGACCGCCCAGGATATAGAACGGCGACAGCAGTACCGGCGTATCCAGATAATTAAACCGGCTTGCATTGAGCGGATCTTGCTCCACCACCAGATTAGCTTTGTAGTAGTCGTATTCCTGCACCCAGCCGAATTCCTGCATCAGTGTGTGCTTGTACAGACTCAACAAATACGCCCGCACCGAGTCCTCAGTAGTTATACGTAGGCCGGGGCGGAATCCCTCATTAGTCTTGGCCGCCGCCGTCCCGGTAAACTTCTTGACCGCGCCAATGCGTTGCTCGTAACGAATGCGCTCCATCACTTCGGCGGTATTGATGTCCAAATAAGCATCATCGGTGCTGCCGTCAGGCATGAACAGATACATCGAGATCAAGCGCTTGATGGTGCAAGTGCCGTCTTTGGTGACCTGCATGATACTCATGCCTTTAAACAACAAGCTATTGGCTTGCGTCCAATCGTGGTTGCTCACGCCGATCATGCCGGTCAACTGAATACCTTCTAACGACTCTACCGGATTGTTGTAGAGCTTGGGTGCCGCAGCCGCCGTTAGTATGGCCGCGGCCTCCCAAGTGGGTGTCGGATTGATTTCCAGACTCAAATTAGAGATGTGCTCATAGTTCTTGGTCTCGCCAAAGGCCGCCGCCAGAGCGTAATCGCCACGGAATGCGGTAAAGGCGCGGAACCCGGCCTGCACGGGTGGTGCGTAACGGCGCTGGCTTTCAGTGTGCCATGCGGCCAGCGTGGCGGCATCGGTGATACCCAACGCAACATAGCGATACCAGCGACTGGAACCCATGATAGTTTCCAGATTGCCCGGTGCAGGGTCGCCGCTACCGCCGGATAGGGCGGTAATGGTCAACCCCAATCCAACCGGCATAACTTCGCCGTACAGGCCAAGGCGGATGTCTATATTATTGCCGCAGGTACCCTTATGCCGTGCGGTCAGTGTCACGTCACTAGCGACTGCCGCCGCAGTAACCGGAATATCGATATCGGTAAAGGCCGCAGCAATAGCCGTTGCAATTTGCGCGGTAGTTTGACCGGTTGCCACAGGCACACTAATTAATTTTCCTGCCACATACAGCGCCAACGTGCCGCTGCCGGTCGCAGCGGCCGTTACGGCAATAGTTCCGGTCGCTTGCACGCCTGCAGGCAAATCGGCGTAAGGCAGCATGAACAAATCCAGCACCGGGTCAACTGCCCGATAGCGTGCCGCCATTTGCGCCAGCATCGAACCGGCACCGGCTTTGGTCTTGGCATCCTCAACGCTGGACAGGCGCACAATCTCGCCAGCCGGGGCGGTACCCGTGGCCAACTTTTGCCCGACCAGCAATACAATCGGCATATCTCCGCCCAGTCCTGCTTGAGAACCGTCTATCTCGATGTAGGCTCCGGGGTAGCGTAATGCCAGCGGCACTTTTTCAAACGAAATCATAATCTATCTCCAGTATGGACCAGCCGGTCAAAGGCAGGCGGGTCGGGTAAATAATTGGTAACCAATGCATCAAACTCGTAACGGTCACGCCAGTAGATATCGCCGTCCGAGTACTCCAGCACCTGACCGCCGCCGAACTTGATCGGCTTTACATCAGGCTCAAGCTCCCAGCCCAGCAGCAACGTTTTAATTGCCTTCCGGTACGCCAGCAGTATGTCGTCGGTTTCGCCAGGCTTATGAGTTCTGACGTTTTCAATCGCCATCACCACATCAAATCCCAGCGTCAGGTCTTCCGCCCGCTCACCGGCGTGACTAACCTTGTCGGCAGCACGCACTACCCAGCAAGCCGGTAACGGCAGCGCTTCCGGCCGTATCTGCGCAAACTCCGCCGCCCCGGCCACCTGCCGAAACCACAAATGCGCAAAGCCAGCAGGCTTGGGTGTCAGATGCATAATCAACGGCGTCAGCGAGATCATTTCGACAAGCTCACTACAGGCATTACCAATCACCCCAAAAACGGGGCGGTCCGCCATAACGACGTGGCGAACTTTCCAGCATCACCGCATCATCAGACAATACCGGATCGGTCGGAGCGGCCGGTATCAGGCTGATAACGCCGCGGCTATGCGATTTGAGCGTATCAATCACGCCTTCATAAGCCTTGCTGACATCATCGGTCATACGCTCCGCGCCCTGCAGGTAATAGAGTGCCACGGTCGATGCCAATCTGGCCAACAGCGTGGTTTGCACTGTCGCCGGAATGCCATGGCTCAACAGCAACTCCTCGGCATCGGCCAGCGCCTTGTCGATCGCGTCCAGCGCCAACACTAAGGCAGCTTGTTCGTCAGTGGTGTAAACACTGATATCGCCTCCGGCTATTGCCGTGCGTAACGCATCATCCGGCGGCATTGCCTTGTCAGCCGGTACCGCCAGCTGCGCCAAACGCCTGGCGTTGCTACGGGCCAGCAGATCGGCTCGAGTTGCGAAGGACACTACGGATTACCTTGCTCGGCCAGAACCAATGCCCACACCGCATCACGGTCAGCGGCAGAGACCGACCAGCCGGTGATCTCGCTCAAAGCGTCGGCCTTGGGGCTGCCAGATACTGTCCATACGTCGGTATTGGCGGGATCAAGCTGGCCGATGGCCTCCTTAATGGCATCATGGCGCGCGACCGCATCGAGCGGTGCAGTGTTGGCGCTCTCTGCCGCAGATTTGTCACCATCACCCCTTGTGACATTGCCACCGTCATTAATTACGGCTCCCTGTGGCAAGCCTGCATTTGCATTGAGCGCATCGTGGTTATTAAGTACATCGGACGCGTCCGTTACAGACGCCCCCGATGTTTGGTCAGCCGACGCGGTACGTTCAAACCCTTCCGGCTCCGTTTTGTTGAGACCTGCATGAGGGTCGGTATACACCACCTCCAGCATCTGCTCCTGTTTCAAGCGCTCGGCGGTGGCCTTGTCCACCTCGTAAGGCTGTTCCGGCCATTCACGGGTAAACTCCATGCCACAGCGGTAAAATTTCTGCGAGGCCTGCTTGGGCTGAACGCGCCCCCAAAGTTTCACTGTCGCCATGATTTAATTCTCTCGTTTTAGTTAATACACCCGTCATTGTTGGCGGGAATTAGTGACTACAGCGTCATCCAGGGACTAACAACCAGCTTAACCTTGTTGTAGTTGGTGTTGCTGGCACCGGCGGCGTTTTGCTGCGCTTTAAGCAGCGCTTCGGCCGCTGCCATGTTGTCAGGGCCGACTACCAGCGTGTCCGGCACAATGCCGAGCCTGCGGTTGCCATCGCCCTTGAATTTCATCATCGCGACAAAGGCGGCTGTGAAGTTGGCAGCATCCAGCGCGGCTTTACTGCCGAATGCAAGTTGCCAGAATCCATAAGCCGCATCGCCACGCCAGCGACCGCCATAACTGAATATGTCATTTTC